ATTACCCATGGAGGAAAACTTCTCCAGCTTCACATATTGCTTGTCGATTTTTGTCGAGTCACAACGTGATAGGCTGACGAGGTTAAACCATTCCCATGGCAACAGCTTTCGAACAAGGTTCTTACTGATAGTATCGCTGGCCATCGACAAGTCGATGGTAGCTAAACCGTCATTGTAAGCTCTAGCCGCAAATTCGCGGTTGTTCTCTTGCGTGTCGAGATCGAGCCCATGCCTGTTTAACCGACTTCTAAGCAATTTGCCGATCCCCAACTGAACATAACAGTTCAGCGAGGGTTCAATGCAAATGCCACGGTCGGTCTTAGCAGACTTGGGCACCGTTGTAAAGTTACTGCCTTCGACAATAGTGTAATCGGTGACGCTCTCGCGCCATCTCTCACCCATAATTGCCTTATAATACGGCAGCAGTTCGATAGTAAGATGGATTTCTCCATCATATTTATCAGACTTTACCATTCCCATACCGTTCACTGAGGTTGACGCACCAGGCCCGAACCGAAAGCTTTCGCTAACTCGATCGAGGTCCTTGCGCTCCAATGTCCCAAGTATCTTACCTACCTCCCGTTTAATCGCTAAAAAGCGTTTATCGCGGAATATCAGTTCGATGTTCTCGTTAATTGTTTTACAGTGTGCTTCCGATTCGAAAAAGGAAGCAATTGCTTTGGCCTTACGGTCTATGTTGAGGGGCAAGTTTGGACTTTTCTTGAGACAAGATGATATGAGGTAATCGTCGGCAAATTTGCGCGGCGAATCATATTCATCCGGTCTCATTTCAAGTTTAACATACTCAGCCCACGAGTTAGTCTCTGCAATTAAGCGGATTCCAATACTACGTGGACTATCAACAAGATCACAAAGATCAAGCAAAAGGTTTCGTTCAGACGCGAGGTCCGACGACATGTTATGTTTGACAACAGACATGTTAAAGCTCCTAAAAGTTTAATGAAGATTTCTTTCATTATAACCACCCAATTAAAAGGGTGGTTCTAAATTCCCAACGAGTGTAGTAACAACTACATCGCCCAACAGATCACGAACTTTTGCCAATAAATCGGCTCGGTTAGTGCTAGTTAAGGCGCTCGGAATGGTGAATTTACACTCAAAGATAGCCGCGTCGGTAACAACGTACTTCCCGTCAACCAATGCCTCGAAAGGCATATCGAAACGAGCAGTAACGTGGTCCGTCTGTCTACTCTTCGAAGAAGGATTCAGCCCTAGGGTGATCTTCTCTGAAGCAACCGCAGATTCAGAATCTCGATTGAGGTAGAGGGATTGTCGTGGAGTGATCGATAACGGATTAAATACGAAATCTGTCGCCCCACTGTCTGTTAATGTTATTGCTATTGCAGTGGCCATAATAGGCTCCTGTTAGTGCCCCAAAAATGGGGGATTAGCTCAACCGAAGGATTCCGGAAGAGTTTAGAAATATTATCTATAGCTCTCGTAAGAAAGCTGCACATGATATCTCTGATTGGCGCCCTGGGCCAAAAGCCTGGGGCAAGAGGTGTGTCACCTTTACAAGGTGTCCACGTGGGACAAGGTTTAAGTCGGATCTTATAAGTCTTCTTATTACAGTACGCAGCCAATCAAGGTTTGCACAAATAAGAGGACGAATTAGACTCTTCTATAACCGTCTAACCATTTACTGGGTAGATATTTGATCCCCACAAATGATAGGAGGTTTACCACCTTCTGAACAGTCAGAGATGGATCCCATCGGATCGGATCCGGG